GCGTGGTTCCGGCAGTCATGAACCCGACTTTTTGCATGGAGTTCGAAACTTTTTCGTTCGACGAACTCAATGCCTGTTCGCGTGCATCCAAGTCGGCAACTGCTTGTTTGTATTGATCGGCACTGACGGCACCGCGCTTGTACAAATCAACGAGCAAACTCGTTTGCTTTTGTACGTCCGTCATTGTTTTAGCCGACTTACTTTGAATATCGTTCAACAGGTTTTGCGCCGTCACAATCGCATTCGATTGCTGCATGGCTTTGTTCTGCGCTGCGGTCAAATCATTGATGCCCACAGATAGGGCTGCAACCGCATTCTTCGCGTTCGTGCTGCTCGTGGCGGTCGCCTGCATCGCGCTATTGTGGGCAAGCGATTCGCGCACCATCTTGGAGATGCGGTCGGCGGCTTGGTCTTCCGTTTCTCCCAGCGCTTTCGCGGCCTGTGCGGCCTTGTCGGCGGCTTCCGCTGCCTTGGCTGTGGCGCTTTCCAGGTCAAGTTGCGCCTTGGCGGTTTTGAGTGCGGCGGTTTCGGCTTTGGCTTGTGCCGCTGCTGTGTTTTCCATCTCCGTCAATAGCTTTTGCTGCGCGACGGCGTTTTTAGTCAGCGCATCGCTTTGCGCATTGACCTGTTGAAGAATCTTGTTGAACGGCGTATCGAGCGCACCAAGCGTTTTTTGGACTTGATTCAGCGCCGAATCAGCGGCTAATGCTGCGGACGCAATGGCGTTGATTTTGTCCGCAATGCTTTGCGGTACTTTGTCGTCCAATACGATATCGATGCGGTCATCCATTGCGCAGCCTACAATTCGAGTTTGATTTCCCGCAATATTTTACTACCGATCAACTGCGCACGCTCAACAAAACCGGCCGGGGCTTGTTTGCTCGAACCGTTGTTCAGGTCAACAATGTAAGGCGCTAAGTTGCTGATCCAAATCGATTGCCCAGGCTGGACCTTTTCAAGCATCGCTTGAGCGGCAGCAATCGCTTGCGCTTGGCTGGCAGCGGCAGTGTAGCCGAGATACCCAGGAACGTAGGGGCCGCGTGCGTTTTGTGCTGGTTGACCGAGTGAAATTTGCCAGTTCGATAGCGCGTTGGACGTATCGACCGGCGTCACCTGAATGAGATTTTTGATGATCGCAAAGGCGATTTTGGCGCGTGCGTTTGTCGTTGCTTTTGGCAAGTTATCCGCACGCGCCTTTAGATCGTTCGCGAGGTCTGCTAACGTTCTACTCATCTTTTGCCGCCAGACTTTTTAAATGTGCCCGATCTGCGTAGCGAATGATATAGAGCAAATCTTCCTTTTCTTCTTCAGAAAAATCATACTCTTTTGCATACGCTACGATTGCCGAACGTGGAATCGGGCCGGTCACAAAACCCGTTTGCCGTTCTGTTGTTAGTTCGCTGAAAGCATCTAAATAAATTTCGGAACCAACAAACAACTTCGGTTTATTCTTTATAAAGTCTGGCAGTTCGTCGCGATTCTTTCTAACTTGTGTGAGAATGTTCTTTTCAACATCTCCATACTTCGAGATGTATTCAAGAACCGCGGTTAGTTTTTTGCGACAGCCTGCAACGTTGCAACTTTATAGCTGTTGAAGTTCTTTGCCTTGGCCTTCAGTTCGGTATAAAGGTCCGGCAGTTCGGCAAAGATCGTCAGAGCGTTATCAACGCTGAATTCGACGTTTTCACCTGGGTCCATTTGACAATTTTCCCAACCCTTCAGCACGGCTTTGCAAAACGCGTTCATTTCGCATTGTTCGGCTTGTTCGTCGGTGAAAACGCCTGCGTCGATAGCGGCACGGTATTGTTCAATTTCTGCCGAAAACGCTTTTTGATACGCTTTGTTCGAACCGCCCATGCGTGCTAGGTGGAACGTCGGAATGGAGCCGTCTTCGTTGGCGGCGCATTTGTACGGAATGCCGTTGACTTCGGCGTCTTTGTCAGTCTTGTATTGTTTGCGAAGTGCCATTGTTTCACCTTTGAGAAAAACCGGGCAATTGCTTGCCCGGTGTGTTGAAAAACTGCTGATTACATCGCCACTGTGGGCAAGTAATTAAAGTACGTCATTGCTGCGGTATAGTTCGCGGTATTCTGCGAAGCCATTTGCGACAGCGGCAGTGCAATTTCCTTATCCTTTTGGACTTGCAGTTTGCCGCCGCCGAGTGTCAAACGTGGAATGTCGAACACGAAACCGGCGTTACCTTTCGCAACAATCATGTTATAGCAAACGTCGGCATTATTGCGAACCGCTTGCACGGCGGCGACTGTCGTGAATAACGCCGACAAATTGCCGCTTACTTTGAAGTTGGCAATATTCACTTCAATTGCGCCGAATGTGCCGACGACTTTCAGCGGCGTTGCGCCGTTTGTAATCGTCAGATCGCCGCCAGTAATGTAACCGAACAACGAAGAAGGGTTCGACGTCGTGCTGTCCAACACGTACATTTTGTTGCGATAGATATCGCTGGACGTGTTCACTGCCGATTCGCCGAGCGCAGCAACCCGCGTGCCGGATTTAATGCCTTGCAAACCGGTGCGCTGTTCATTGTCGATAGCAACAAACGATGCGTCCATGTTCAACTTGTTTGAAATTGGGATGTTCAATTTCATCTGGTTGAATACTGCACCGGTCAAATATTCCGATTGCATGCCGTCGCTGTCGTTGCCAAGCTGGCGCTCGATTTGATAAGTACGACGTTTGATGAGCGTCGGGTCGTTTTCGTTGCGAATGAACGTGCCGAAGAACAGGCGCACGGTTTTACCGGTGCCTGGGGCTGCGGCTGCGGCAAACGTTGTATCGTCAAAATCGATATACGTTGTCGTAATCGTTTTGATGCGTGCGTAACCTTGAACACCATTCGTCAGTTGTTGACCGGCACTGTCACCACCAATAAACACCCATTCGCCAACGTTCAAGCCGAGCGTTGTCATGTTAACGGCGGAAGACGTTAGCCGCTGCAAACCGTTGGCGACCGAAGCGACGATATCACCGCTGGCAAATTCAAAACCGACGACTTCGATTTTCGCCGCTGCCGGTGGGCTGACTTCGTCTGTGGTGCCGGTTGTGCGGACAATCGTTGTGCCGGTGCCTGCGGCCAGCTTATCGAGGCCGTTATTGGCACTGTTCGAAAAGCCGGTAAAGTACGCCAGATGACCGGCCAGGAAAGCCGCGCCGCCCGATGAAATGGTGTAAGTCTTCGTGCTGCCGGTCACGCCGGTAATTGTCAGCGCATTGCCCACAATAGGGGACGTGCAGGGTTTTACATGGGCGTCCGCGAAGAAAAGGCCTTGCATCAGCCGCTGCATGTTCGTTTGGGTGAAATCCTCGTTCCAACCGCCCGTAACGTTCAAATCGGTCACGCTGCCTTTTTGCTCCTGACGCGATGGATTGATCGGGGAACGAGCGGTCGATTGCACATCGCCGCCAAAATCGGGATAGGTGTTAGGTTCACGTCCATACCAGACCGGCGAACCGCCAAGCGTGCCGAGGCTGGCTTCTTCAGCGATTGCCAAGCTGGTTGAGTTGCTATCTTGCTTGATAATGGTCATTTTTCACTCCACTAGGAAATTTCGTCGTATTCATATTGAGCAACGACATTTAAACGGTATTGCATGTTTTCAGTCGGCAATTCATTTACGCGAATGTTGCGTAGAATAACATCACCTTTGTGTTTTCTCAAAGCATCTTTGATTGCCTGTGCGAACGAATTGACTTTTTCCCGCGTGTCGCTTTGCGACATTGGCGCGAAGATTTGAATGAAAAATAAACCGTCAACACAAAAGCGTCGTTTGCCTGGGCCGGTCACATCGTTCGACAAACCTGATTGCGTTTCAATGACCGTATCCATCGAAAACCGCATCCAGACTTTCGACGCATCCGGTGTGGTATTTAGCCGATCATCTTTATAACGAATTTCCGGCACGTAGCCGAACGGCGAAGCATTGTTTTGTACGGCGTTATAGGCTTCGGCATAAATTTCATCACGCGCTAACGTGTAATTGATCGCGCTCATTATTGAACAAACCTGATGGCGTGCATGATCGTTTCACCGTTGATGCGCAACGGGTCCATTGCTTGAATGCGCAATTCAAGGCCGTCACGAATCACAACGTCATTCATTGACGGCACAAAATCATAAACTGGCATTAGTCCGTAGTTTTTGCCGGTGAATATTTCCGAATCTTTAGCGTAATGAAGCAACGATTTCATTTCTTGCGGAATCCCGGCGCTTTCTGAAAAGAACGCGATGCGCACCGATTCGGCAATCATTGTCGGCGCACCGGCAATCCACGGTTTCGACGGATCGGGCAATGCGCCAGGAACAATGCGCTGCCATGTGACCGACTGGCCGTAATGCGTCAGCAAGCGTTTAACGGTCGCACGTTGTCTATCGAAGATGCCCACAGTTACGGCCTTCCGAAGCGTCCGAACGCGCTAGATACGACGAACAACGGTGCAAGCAAGCTTTCCACGGTCGTGACTACATCGCGCCCGGTGGACGTTTGTACCACGTCGCTATATTCGGTCGTGATCGGCCCAACGGTTTCCGCCTTGATCGTCATCGCCGTTAAGTTCGGCTGCAAGTCTTCCGACTGTGTGATTTTGTACGTGGCTTCGCACTGCGCCCACTTCAGCACTGTGGGGATCGCGTTATCGTTGACAGGGTAGCCGTCCAGCCGCAAGCGTGTGCGCGGGAACTGCAAAGCTTGCGCAGCATCTTTCTTGCAACCTTTGAATTTTGCTCTGAACGATTCAATGAAGTTCAACGACAGAATCATCGCCGCTTTCGTGGTTTCGTCATCCACCGGCACACTATAGGCACGATTGGCGAAATAATCCTTTACTTCGGCCAGTGAAACGTAAGAGTTTGCACCGGCAACAATCGAACCATCTTCAACGACAATAAGAATTGACATTTTACAGAGTTCCGTCTAAACCGAAGCGCGTCATTAGACCGAGCGAAACTGCCGAGGTCATTTCCATGAACAATTGACCGTAGGGCGAAACGCCAAGCAACGTATCCGAACCTTTCAATATCTGATAGCTGCGGCTCAATTTTGAAACGCTGTCTTGTTCGTTGACGACACCGCCGCGCACACCGCCGCCGTTACCTTGATTCTTTTCAATCCAAGCAAGATGCGCCGCATATAATCCGGTTGCTGCGTTTTGTCGTTCGGTTGTCGAAAGCGTCGAAACGTCAACAAACAACGGCACAGAATCTATCCATGCGTTTGCATCATCGTCGGTAATGCCGTCAAATTCTTTTGCAAATCGACGGAAATATTCTAGTGCCGTTGCCATGTTTTACGCCTGACCGGCTTTCCAGCCTTCAGCCTTTTTCGGTTTTTCTTCGACGTCTGCAATTTCCAGACCTTCGAGCGGTTCGCCGTTCACGAGCAAATCGTTTTTGAAATTTGCGTCGATTTCAACGGTTTTACCTGGAATTAGATTTTGACCGCCGACATTCGTATAAAGACGGACTGAATTATTCGTGACTTTGATTTTGCTCATTTCTCATTTTCCTTTTAAAAAAGGCCGGAAAACAAACGATGCTTTTCCGGCCTTGCACTTGAACAGCAAACGGGTTTAAATGCCTTCGGCCTTTGCGAGTGCCAGTGGATACGACATGACGCAACCGCCGAACCGCGATTCGCACGGTACGATAAATTCCAGGTTGCGCGGCTGCGGTGCATACTGTCGGAACATCATCGGAATCTCAAGCCGCACGTTATCCTCGTTGATTTCGCCAGCAATCATGACGTCCGTACCGCTGGTTCCAGCACCGGCCAATTCCACGACTGAACGGAACGTTACGCCAGGGTTGTTCTTTTGCAAAAATTCGAGGATGGTTGTGTCGGTCGTCGAACTGCGCGGCGTGGTTGCAAGCAGCGTATATTGCGCTACCGGCATCCAGACTTCCGTCGCTTGGTGAACGTCTTTCGTCGTCGTGCGAATGCTGTTGATCAGTCCGTTGACGTCACGAATGATCTGGTCCGGCGTCTTTGTTGAAAACGTTTTCGTGCTGCCGGTGCCGTCTGCGGGAAGAACGTACGAAGGCACATTGACGTTCGACAGAAAACCCGGAATGCCGGATTCGGAATCGCCTGACCATGCAAGCGCATTGATCTTTTCTTCGTGTGAACGACGTGCAGCATTCATCTTGCGAGCGTCCAGATTGACGTTGGCATAAATCGCTGCGCGGATTTCTTGCATGGAATATCCATAGGATACGCCAATGCCGCGAACCGGGCTGGAAAATTCTTTGCCGGTTACGTCGGCACGCGGCAGATCGTTAGCATAGTTCGAAATAATCTTCGCCATGCCGACCGCATCATATTGCCGATATGTGATCGACTCTGCACCTTCGTTAACTTCCGTCGAAATAGGAATCAGCGCCAATGCCGACAGCTTCGGGCGTTTGACGTCGTAAGCCTTGCCTTTGATGTATTCCAACTGACGCGCAAAAAACACGGATTCGTTGGCGTCCATGCGCCCGGTCGATTCGATGGCGCGAAGGTCTTGCGCGTCGTAATGGGTTAGTTCGTTTGGTTTCATTATTTCACCTCGATCATTGCGAGACCTGCGGCAGTGGTGCCGGTCACGAA